CGGTGTCGGTGGCGAACCCTTCCCAGGCCTTGTTCTGCCGGCTCAAACCGAACGCCCGGATCTCGGTGACTTCTCCGGGCGCAAAAAATAAATCGTAAACGCGGGCTATTTCGGACATGGCGCAAACATCTTGTCATACAGCCATTGGGATACATACAAGCTGTCGCCCCAGCGTTCGACCTCCTTGATGGGAAACCATATTTTATTCTGATCCGGCATAATCACCTCCACCCGCCTTTCTTCAACGGCGCCGATTCCCTTGATGTTAATTCTGACCTTTTCCATTGTTTCAACGCTCGGTCCTTTGCGTAGAGTTCGCACAATTCCGCAGCCATCCTCGCGATGTCGTTGATGTTAGCAGCGTGTGGGTTTATGGATAGCATGGTAACTCGTTCCATCCACGGAAGTGGCTTTTTGTCTCCGGAAGTGGCTTTTTGTCTCTCGTTTTCGTTTCTCCTTTCCGGCATTTATTCCTCTGGTCGTCTTGTGAAAAGCAATTCCATCAAGCTGTCCCGCTGGGACTCTGCTCTCAAAAAAAGCTCCAGCCTGGCCAAAGCGTTCCACGCCAGGTGCGCCGCGTGCAGCAAGCCGGAGTCCGGATCCCTTTCCTCGTGGCGCTCCGCCAGCAAATGACGCCACAGCGCGTCGGTGTAGCGTTCTTCGCCGGCGCCCACCTTCTGCCACCCGCCGCGGCTGTACTTGCGGGCACCGAAGGTCCCCACAACAGCCACCGCCTGCAGCGCATACGAAAAGTCGGCCAGCACTCCGGCCAGCACTTTGCCGTCGTCCAGCTTGGCGCCGGGTTCGTGCGGATCGATTCCGTTTGGGTCTTTTTCTTTCATCGCTTCAACCTCCTTTCCCCGGCGGGTGGTTCGCCAGGGCGCCGGATCTTCAAAAGCGAGGCGTCGCGTGGGCTGATCAAGGACCCTTTCTCGATAATCAGGTCCATCAGCTTCTTGGTCAGCCACACGTCGGTCAGGCAGTAGTCCACCAGGCGGCCGATACGTCCCTGTTGCCAGTCGATGGGCGCCAAGGCGCCGTGTCCCGTCTTGCCGATGTTTTCAAAGTTGGCCCGCACCATGGCGTTCAGGCCGTAGTGCGCGTGCGTGTCGGCGTTGTATTCCGGGCCCAGGCCGGCGGCGGCCCACACCTCGCGCATATCCCGGCGCCGTGAACAGTCCGTTGGCCATCAGCACCGCGTTGTCGAACTTGATGTTGTTGAAGCCCACCAAAGGAACCCGCATCACGGCCAGGGCGTTGAACTCGGCCAGGTTGTCCTCCATAAACACCCGGTACCGGTCCTGCCAGTAGTCGTAGGCGCAGACGCAGGAAATGCCCATGCCCTCCACGTCGTCCCAGCCGAAACAGTAGTCGATCCCCGGGCGCTCGGGCACACCGTTTATGGCGATGGCGCGCTTGATCTCAATGTCGTAAATCAGCATATCGATCCTCCTTTATTCATTCCTGGCTATGCTTGCATTTGCCCACATGGCCGCTTCCTCTAATTTTGTTAGAGCCAGACTCCTTTCTCTGCTATCCGGACAAAGGTCATTAATTTTTACAGCAAATAATTTTGCTCGTGCTCTTATAATCTCGTACCTTCGGGGCTGATCCTCTTTTGGCGCATGGTACGTGAATCTCTTTTCTAATTCGTCCATAACAACCTCCTTTTTTTGAGTTTAATTGCCCGGCCCGGCTGCCTTTACGTCTTCAACCGACACGCTCCCATCTGTTAAAGGTTAATAATCCCGGGCCGGGCAAAGCTTAAAACATCCCCATTTGTATCGGCCGGTCCTGCTCCAAAATTATAATGCGGTCATGCCCCCATTCGCCGCCGCAAATCGTCGGCTGCAGGCTCATCAACGTTTCTTCATTGAAGTCATTGAGATAAAACCGGCCGGTTCCGTCCGGGTTGGTCAGCACCAGGTGCATGTGCGGCGGCTGCGCCGGCGGATCCTCGTAATCGAGGACGTCCAAATACGACGAGCACGTGCATTGCCTGTCGATGATATCAAGTATGCGGTAAGGCCCGCTGTAATTCGTTTTGATCAGCATTCCTTTTTCAAGTCTCATTCGTCGTCCTCCGGATACGCCTGCACGAAACAGTACAGCAGCTGATTGCCCATGCTTCGCATCTTTACACAGGACACCAGGGCGAGCCGGTCGAATATATCTTTCGGAATGGCCAGTTCCATCGTGCGGTAGTTCTCGGTGGTTGTTTTGTCCTTTTCCATCGTGCGGTAGTTCTCGGTGGTTGTTTTGTCCTTTTCCTGGTGAGATTTTCGGTGTGTTTTGGCAAAGCAATCTTTACAGACGTGCATATACCCATCCTTGCTTTTAACGTTCCGATTAAACAGTTCGTTGACTGGTCCTGTCCGTCCGCACGCCTTGCAGGTTTTCGTCTTTGTCGGCACTTCGATGGCGATGGGCTTTTGTTCGATTTTCATAACTGCCGCCTCCTTAAAAATTGGTATGTCATGCTCCCGATTCTCGATATGGTCTGCATATGCAATCCGCTTTTCGCAATCCACGCACACCGGACCGCGCTTGTCCTGGTTTAGGAATCGGCATGTCCGGCATGGATTATCCATCTTGAAGGTACCCCCGTTCAGACGCCGGCGGCGGGGAGCCGGCGCTTACTTTTCCCGTCGGGGGCCGCCGGGCAAGGAAAGGAATCCGCCCGATATTTTTGCGGGTGCGCTACGCCCGCAATGGGCGCCTCGGTGCCGGGCGCCTACTGTTAAAACCAGAAAGGCCGCTCGTGCTCGTCTAAAGCCGCCGATATGTCTTCCTCTGAAAGCGATCCCTCTATGCGACGATTTTCCCTCGCGGCCACGATAAGGCCCATGGTAAAAACGCCGACAGCGGCCCCCACCACAATTCCCACCAAAAATCCGATCATTTTGACACCTCCCCATAAAACCCCCGGCCGTCCTCCCGGGTCGACTGCACCTGGGCCGCGCCGGTTAGCAGCAGATAGACCACAATGGTGATGCCGGCCAGCAGCGCCGTGAATTTTACCGTATCAACGAGAATTGTTTTTAGATGGCGCACGGCGGTTTCCTTTCGCTTTAAAGCTGAACTCGGTCACATTGCCCTTGTCGTCGACAAATACTTCCTTGGTAACCGGCGGCGCATCCGGGATGTACTGTTTGATGATGAGGTCGATGTCCCGCTGCAGCCGCAAAAGATCCTGGTACATCGCCTGTTCCCGGCTCATTTTCTGTAATTTTTTACGCTGTATTTTCGGCATGTTAATGTTTTCCAATAAAAAAATTATTTTTTAATTTTTTTATTATTTTCCATTAAGACAGGATTGCCGTTATCGGTTAGCATGTTCTCGAAAAAGGCGATGTCGTTGGTTTTGGAAAGCAATAAGGCCTTTTTCACGGCCCGCTTGCAGAAGGTGCTGCGGGTGTAGTCCTTGGACGCGCACACGTCGTCCATCAGTTCAATCAACCAGCCCGGGAGGCTGATCGTGATCGATTCGCTGGCGCTGTTCAGCTCAATCCTTGATTTCGGCATCGATGGGGATCCTCCGAAGGGGTGCGGTAGGTGTCCGGAAAAAATATTTCCGGCGGCACGTCGAAATAGCCGGCGAGCAGCTCCATCAGCTTCTTGTCCTGAATCCGCCGGCCGGCCAGATAATGATGGATCCGCTGCCGCTTCATCCCCATGTGGTCGGCCAAATCGACGACGGTCTCCTGATTAAGCGCCAGAATGGCCTTGCGGATCGGGTTCAGTTTGAAACCCAGGAGGAATAGAACGATTATGGCGGCATGGCTGCGGCTTTTATCGCTTGTGTCGACCGATACAACCGTGTTAGACTTGGTGATCATTATTTTGTGCCTTTTACGTTTGCAAAATGGTGGGTGTGTTTGTCGCGGTCGAACGCTTCGTCGCCGCGGCCCAGGTGAGAGGAAACGTCGTTGCGTAGATCGTTCAGTATCTGCAGGTTTGCTTTTGTGGCGATGATGCGCGCTTCGATGGAGCAGACCACGTCATCGCGGGTTTTTTTGTACTTTTCGTAAGCGTCGTATTCTTTGTTGGCCCATTGGATGAAGTCTTCTCGGTTATACATGGTCGGCTCCTTGGGTTGGGGGTGCGATGTGATTTATGTCCTATGATACACGGAATCGTATTCTTGTCAAACATAAAAACACGATATCATATATAAAAAATATTATGGATTACGATGAAATCATAAAAAGATTTCATATTAAACAAGGAGAGCTTGCATCAAGGGTAGGCTTAAGCGCGGAAAGTTTTAGCAACAGAAAACAGAGAGCAATAAAAGCAAAGGATAAACACATCCTCGAATTAATAGTTAAATATGCCACTGAAAACGAAATAGATCTTAATTGGCTTCTCAAAGGAGAATCGCAGAAAATAAACGACAACGTTTCCTACATCGACAGCGCCACGCGGATCTTGGACGAGGTCATTGCGGAGACCGGCGCCGAAAACATCATCACCGAAAAATTCAAAAAGGAGATCATCCAGCTTTTGCGCGAGGAGCTGGCCGAAAACGAGAAGCGGACAAAGGAAAAGTTCTTAAGGATTGTTGCAGCGGTAGGGGGGTGAAAAATGACCGACACCACGCAGTTTGAAACCCGGCTCAAATCCATCCTGAAAGCGGCCGTAAACGAGGCCCAGGCAAAAACACGGCCTGCACCATTACCCAAACCCAAAACGCCCCGCCTGCGGCCCGGGACGCTCATCATGGGCCTGGTCTGTTTCCTCCTGGTCTTCTCTTTATCCGTCGGTCCGCCGGCCAGGGAAACCACCTACCACAAAATTGATAACCCCGGCATCGAAATAAAGGTGACCACCCTCGGCGCCGGCGAGGACATCCCGCAAATAAAATTCAAACTCGGCCCCGGCTGCTCGGCCCGGACGAAAGCCCGACCCAGCACAAACGATCGCGTGGCCGATATATAAAATGGTGATGCGATGAAATTTTTATTCGAGGAAATGCGCTGGGGATATGGTTTGTTATCGGTTTTTATAGCTTTCATTTGCACGGTTTTTGCCGGCATTTTTTATGTAAAAATATTTCATTATGCAATGCCAGATTTGTTGACCCTTTTGATTTGGTGCGGGCTCTCATATGCTATTTATAAAAAAATCGCTAATAAAAAACCAACCAATCCAACCCCTTGACCAATATGTAGGGTGATGCTTCTATGAGACTTGAAACCATAGTCATGGCCTGGTCAGTTGTTTATGCCGCTTTTTTAATTCAACTTGGTCTCATATCTGAAAAAGCTGGGACCCTAACAATGAACCGGGTCGTTGACAAGGGCTACGATTTTACGAGTTGTTATTTGTTTTTATTTATCAATGTTTTTATCCTTTGGTTTGTCGGTGCGGTCGTTGTTTTTTGGATCTTTTTTTTATTTAAAAAGCTCTCAAAAGAAAAATAAATGTCCGTCCACCAGCTCAAAGACGGCCGCTGGATCGTGCAGATGGAAAAGCGCACGATCCCGGAAGATCCCGAACGCACCCGCGAATATTTCGGCCGGGGCGCCGCCGCCGAACGGGCCGCCCGGGAGCGCAACGACGAGCTGACCTACCGTCGGCTGCGCCGCAGACAGGAGCGCAAAAACGCCTACGGCCCCACCGTGGCCGCCCTGGCCCAGGAATATTTTAACGCCCTGCAGCTCACCGCGGCGCCGTCCACCATTGAAAGCCTGCGCTACAAGCTGAAGATGAACCTTTTGCCGGCCTTCGGCCTGCTGTACGCCAACGCCGTCAAACCGGCCGACGTGGACCAGTTCGTCCGCAACCGCCGCCAGTACGTGTCCAACACCACCATCAATAACGAGCTGACCTACCTGATAAGGATATTCAACTGGGCCTTTGACCAGGGGTTGATCAAGATTAATCCGATCGCCCGCTACAAAAAACCCCCGCGCGACGACCGCATCACGTCGCCGGCCACGCTGCAGGAGACCCAGGCCATCCTCGATCACGCCGCCGATCACCTGCGCCGCGCCATCCTGGTGGCCTACTACACCGGCCTGCGCCCCGGCCGGGCGGAGCTGCTCGGCCTCACCTGGGACGACGTGGATTTCAACGAGCAGACCATCCTGATCCGGAGCGCCCACAAGGGCGGCCGCCCCTGGCGCCGCGTGCCCCTGCACCCGGCCTTTTTAAAGCTGCTGAAACGCTGGCAGAAAAAAGACGGCGATGTCCCGTACATCATCCACTTCAACCAAAAGCCGATCAAAAGCATCAAGACCGCTTTCAAGCACGCCAAAGACAAAGCAAAGATCACCCGCCGGCTGCGCCCCTACGACCTGCGCCACTCGGCCATCAGCGCCATGCTTAAAGACGGCGCCGACTTGAAATCCGTCTCCGAGATCGCCGGCCACAGCCGCCCCAGCACCACCACCAACGTCTACCAACACGTCGATGAGACCATGCACAGGGCCGCGATCGAGAAGATTCCAGCCCTGAAAACGAAAAAAGGCTGGTAAGGATTCCCTTACCAGCCCTATCTCTGTAAGTTGGTGGAGATGCAGGGAATCGAACCCTGGACCTCGGCGTTGCGAAGTTAATAGCTTATATTAACATATTAATAAAACTATATAATAATAATCGATTGGTAACTGTTTGAGCATTAATTAATTACCAAATTTGTTACTAAAAATTTGGACTATTCCCGATTGAAAATCATGTCCTTTGCGCGCTTAAATGAGTCGTTGCGCAGAATATTATAAACCGCGTACGCAACCGCAGCGCCGGCGCCGACGAAGATTTCGACGTCTTCGGGGCTTACTCCCCATCCGACCAGGCCGGCCAGGATGATAATCCCTCGGATTGTCGAACTCTGCTTTAACCATTCGATCCATTTTACTTTCTGCGACATGACGCGGTCCTCCTGTTTTTTCTTTTGTTTCATCACAAAGCGAATCAAGCCGATTATGAGCGACACGCCCGGCGGTATCATTCGGTTTCGCCCGTTTCCATTATTTTAGCGTTCCGGATCGCGCGCGCCGGACAGTCCAGCCGGGCATACTTGCTGTCGAGAATCTGTCTTGCCGCTTCCACGTAATCGCCGCGGCCGATGGCGCTTAACATTTTTTCGAACGTTAAAACGCCGCCAACTCCCATGTTGAAAATCATGTCGACCAGGACCATCTTTCGCGGGCCGTAAGCGGGCAAATTCAACTGTCGAAACCGCAGCATTGCTTCCTGGAAATCGGCCGCAAACAATTCCATGCAGACATGCAGCGATAGCCGGGATCCTTCGATAAAGGCGTGGCCCCATCCGCCGGTAGGGATTCCGGCGCTGTCGATATAGACCTCTCCCCTATATCCTTCATTGTTTTTAATGAATTCCTGGATCGTGTAGTTGTCTATTTCATCTGTCATGCTTTGTCTCAACGGCCGCCCTGGCCGCCGCCTCCGTGGTTTGCCGGCAATCGCAATTCGGTGTGCAATACTTCGGCCATATCAGGGTCTTGTAGGTTCTGCCGACCATACAGTCTTTTTTGTAGCTGTATCAGTGCAATAAGAATTCAAAAAAAATCATGAAACGAGGGTAACACTTTCCGCCACTGGTTGTTGGTTCAGGAATGACTCCAGCAATTGCCAAACCTGTTCCTTTTGTTTTTCGCTACTCTTGGTTAAAGCGTTAATGACGTCCTGAAATTTTTTCTTTAACGGCGATAGGTAACGGACCGTTTTCGTTAGCTCTAGAACCCATTGCCGGGTCTTTCTTAATGCCATCTCTGTAATTTTTCTTGTGGGTTGTGTTACAGCGATCCGAGCCATTTTCACGATCGTTTCGAGACTTGCCGGAGCATCCATTTCCTCTTTTTCTTGCTGACGTCTCTGCTGCTCCAGCATGATGTTGTAATTGTAACGCTGGCGGCAATAAGCGCTATATTGCGCATCATCTATTTCTTGTTGAATGTTTTTCAAAATACCAAAAAAATACGAAAGGTTTTTGCGCCTGCCATCCCGACGGACGGCTTTTAAAAACGCTTTTTCCGTCTTTGCGATAGCCGCCATGTCAAAGCCCCGGATGCTGCGGTGTGCCCGCTGGCGTTCGGCCGGCTCCGGGCGAAGGTCATGGGTCCGAACAATCCATTCCAGCCGATCATGTTTGGGCTGATTGGCATCCGGAGCATTTTTCGCCCGCTTATGATCGGCGAGCCTTTGTCGTTCCGCCTGGCGCTGGCCATCGCTTGCCGGGGTTGCCATACATGCCGCTGGGGAACAGGCGCATCTTCGCAGCGCCATCTGGTTTCGCATCGTCATATAAACCGAAACCAGTTTTTCCAGAACGCTTCTTGCCAGCGCCTCGAGCGATGAGGTGTCGATGCAAATTTTGCCAAGCGTCCTTTTCAGCAAGCTGAAGGCGCCCTCATCTGTACCGTTGCCTTTGGGATTTGCAGGACCCGCCGGCACCGACTCGATTCCATGCGCATGAAGGTATTTGCTGACATCCTTGCTTAAATTCGCACTCCCATGATCAAAAACAACTCCCAGGGGAACGCCACTTTGCCGGCGGTGTTGCTCCATCACTTCAATGACAGCTTCGGCGGTTTCCGTCCGGCGGATGTCAAAACCGGTATGGCAAAAAGTGCCCACATCAACCCCCAGCTCCACATTGAATTTTTGGCTGACATTGCCCAGCCACACCACTATCTCGCTGCCGTCAATACTCAAAAGCCCATTGGGGATCCGATGGCGCAGGCTGCGGTAAAATCGGGGCCTCCGTTTACGGGTTTCGGCCCGATATAGATCATTGGCGATCAAAATATCCGCAACAGTTTTTTGGGATAGATTCAAATTCAATTCATCCTTGATCTCTCTGACAAATTTACCGATTCGGATGCGTTTGCCTCTGGCCTTCAACTCCCTGGCCTGGTCGACCACCTTGCGGACCATCTCAATCGTGACACGACATGCTTTGCCGCGTCGATCAACTGTTTTGTATAAATTCATGTCCGCATCAAAGCCCTTGTTCCAACTAACAATCGTGCCAATCGGCAGGATCAGACGCGATGCAATTTCCCGCAATGGCCGAGACGCTTTTCTTAAAAACCTTACGGCTTTTTCTTTTCCGGGGAGTTGATAGTGCTTTTTTTTTCAGCCAAAAGCTCGTCCACCCTATGGATTTCCCAGGCAAGCTTGCGGGCCTCATTTTCAAAATCCAAGTCGTCATTGGCTTTTCTCAAACGCATATAATCGATTTTGAGTTTTGCCAGCTCCGCCTCCAGCTCTTTTTGCCGGCCCTTATCGGCGCCGATGTGCTTTTGCGCCCACTGATAGCCGGTTTTTCGCGATATACCCGCCGCCTTGCAGACACCACTTACATCCGTGTCGGCTGCAAGACTTTTCTCCTTTAAAATACGACGGGCATTAATAAGAATGGCCACTTCCTCCGGTGATAACGCTTTTTCCATGATGCCCT